TAGAATGATCCAATGATGTCTTCAGTGCAAGTTCCAGTAGCGATGCACGCTGGCTTTTGGCATTGTGGTTTCTCCCAGTTTTCATAGACTTGGCACTCATATCTGACCGAGTCGCTCAAATTGCAGGAAGATAAGGCCAGCAATAATGAGCTCAGCCCTATCCACCGCCACACTTATTTCTTGCCGAGTCCGTATGATGCATCCTTTGGATTTAAAAACTTGGCCGCCGGAGCTAATAGCCCGGCTAGAAAAGCATTGACCAAGACTTTCGGATCCGAAATGCCAGACATATACAGAGCTGCTACGGCCGAGAGTGAAGCTCTCAACCACGATGCTCCTGCTGATTTTAATTCCTTCATTTTTTCTTCTCCTTTGGCTTTGCCTGTGGAAGTGGCTCGACCACTGGATATTCTCCAGCATAGGCAACAAGCTTTGGCCTAGCGAAACCGACAATTTCTTTGCCGATGTAGCGTTGCTTGACCATTACCATTCCGCCGTTGCGCTGATCTCCAGTGCCGGACGTGTTGCCCTCAATGCAGAGCACACTGGTCTTGCCTACCTTGACCACAATGCCGATGTGGCTGATGCGATCAATGCCATCGTGTGGAAAATCCATAAAGCATAAATCTCCAAGCTGCGGCTTATCTTCAATCCATCGCCCAAGCTCTTTCATCTTATGAGCTCCAGCAGCCGTTGAAACCATTGACGGAATCTTGACGCCGGCAGTGTGAAAGACCCAGTTGCAGAAGGATCCGCACCAGGGCAATCCATCGGCCTTTGTAAACTTGCCGTACTTTGTCAGATTCTCGCCAGTCTCAACCGTGCCGACTTCAGCTATTGCGACTTCCATGATCCGTGCAGCAGTGCCTTCCGGATACATCTTAGTCAAGTGTTCCACTATGAAAGCAGTAACTTTGCTTCATCGGCAGTTATGCCTAATTTGGCTAATAGTGCTGCTTTGTCGGCTTCGGCTTTAGCATCTTCAATTTCTTTTGCTAGACGATTTTCTGCCCATTCCTTTATTTGTGCATCATATTCCGCAGGCGTTAAATCTGTGTAACCTGTCTCATCAGAACCAGTACGCAAACCATTAGGATTTTCTGCCTTAATAACTTCAATCATTTCTTTTAATGTGGTCATTTTTATATCGCCAATCCATAGACTGAAATTGTCCCTGTAACGTTTGAAGCGGATGATTTAATTTTAAATCCTGTCATATTATTAACAGAGTCGGCATAACCAGCAAATGAGAACATTCGTGTATCGCTGTTTTGAAAACCTTGTCCGTAAATCTGTGGGCGTAAACCTGAACCCGTACCAACATTATGAACCGTCATACTTGCTACCAAAGGATAAGTACTATCTCCTGAAGCTATGTTAGCTTGTAATTGACCTTGATTGCTGGTTCCTTGTGCTGTTGTATTTGCGCCAACAGCAGCATATAAACAGTTTCCTGAGTGACCAGTCGCGTCAGTTGTTCCATATCTAAAATTAAATGCAAAAAAATCAGCGCTTGTGGCTGCATAATGATTTTCAACAATAATTTTATAAACCTTATAAGTGGTTGTAAAAACATTGTCAAAAGTTGTGCCAGTACTTGCTACATTTGAATAAGATGCCCGTTTAATAAGTGTTAGACCGCTTGAGCCTGTTGCTGGAGCAGCCCATTTTAGACCTGTGGCAGTAGTTGAATCAGCCGTGAGGACTGTGTCGTTTGCGCCAACGCCAAGACGTGCGTCCACTGTTGTGAAAGTAAATAAATCGCCCTTAGTTGTAAGCGGCGTCTGATCCGTAGGAGTGACCCACGTGAAGTCCATATTTGTATTTGATGTCTTTGATAAGACTTGACCAGTTGTGCCACCGAGTAGATCTTGGAGCGAAGTATCGACGCCTTGGCCGAATGTGTTGAAATCTGCTGGGAGATTCGTAACGAGCGAAGAGCTCGTCGGCATGACCCAGCCGAAGTAGGTAGTTGGATTTGCCATCGTTTCTCCTTAATTGACGACTAACGCGTCTGCGTAGTCAAGTGTAGGGCTAAGTGTGTTGAAGGTTTCGGCGACACTTACGTCCTGCCATTCCATCGCCTGGAGTGAGAATGGCAGTGGCGAGACAAGAAGGGTCACTGAGAGCTCGTTGAAAGAAGCTTGGAATCGCCAGCCCTCGACGAAGCCCAAGAAGTTTCCTGACTGCATATTGGCCGGCAAGTTTGAAAGCGAAATCGGCTGACCCATGAACACGTTGATAAGAGCGTCACGATCTGCATCATCGACTTCTGGATTGGTCAGCGCGAAGGTGATGGATTCTAGGAATGCCTGTGGCTGGGCTCTTAGTGTGAGATAGAAATTGGCTTGAGATAGAGCATCGGCAGAATGCTCCAGTGATGTCGTAATCTGTTGCGCGAGTTTTCCATAGAGTGCGATAGAAGCTGCACTGGTAGCCGTCTGCGTTCCAGATTTCCAGACGATGGAGACATCGTTGCGAATATCTCCGGCTTTAGTCTGAATCTTAATTCCACGACCTAGAGCTTGATTAGCATCGAGTTCGGTGTAGCCATTAGTGGCTAAGTAGGTTGAACGATGCGTCGAATCCGCATAGGAGATAAGTCCAGAAGCGTCCTCGTATAAATAACCAAGTCCGGAAGTCGCAAGGTCGGCCACCAGATTCCAGGTGATTGTCTGACTAGATCCGCGATTGGCCAGCTCATAATTGCCTGGACGATCTATCTCTCCTAAGCCTGTATTTTCAGCAGTAGCCCATGTTGTAGTTGCTGGAGTGTAATTCGCCCACGTAAGAGCTGCTGGAACTTCTGACCAATTATTGACCAGTAAATCTTCCAGGATTGTATAAATCTGGTCGCCGTCGAAATCCTTAGACAAGACGCCCAGAGTTAAGGCCTTCTGGAGCCTTGAGAGGGCTCCTAGAGCCGTGATAGTGACTTCCTGAGTAATTGCTACTGAGCCAGTCTGTGAGACTGTCACAGCGACGTCCACAATAGATCCGCCAAAGATTGGCACATAAGCTCCAGCCGTGTCTTTGACTTGAATCGAGACTGAATCATTGATTTCGGCCGTGATAGCACCTAAATCAAGATTGATGAGATTGAGAGTGCAATAGCCGGCTTGCGCCTGTGTGTAGATATTCGTGCGCCCCGATGTAATTGAAAGATTGGCTAGAACGACATCGGTGTATTCAATGCCTGCAATTAAGACTTTCCACTCTGGAGCCCACTGTGTCATTAGACGGCCTGAAGTGCGCCGGCTCCGCCAGTGCCACGATAGAAGGAATCATTGAGCACGTTTACGATTGTGCGAGCCGTGCCTTCGGCATCGATTGCGCCATTGACTGTCACATTGATTCGCGCAGCGTTCTGAGAATCCGTAAATCCTCCTCCGCCCATAGCAGCTAAGCGAGCTGCATTCTGTGAATCGGTGAAGCCTCCGCCTACGCGAACCGCGCCCGATGCGGCTGATGAGACTCCTCCGCCGGAAGTAGTTGTAGATCCTGTTCCAGTCGAAGCAGACACACTGGGAACCGAGATTGTAGGAATGCTAGGTGTTGCAGTAGTTGTCTTTGGAATTGTGACTGTTGGAACGCTGACTTGTGGAGCTGAAATCTGTGAGACGTTAGGCAAGAATGGAATGGAGTTGTACACACGAATAAGAGCATTGATTCCAGCAACGGCTCCAGCAATCAATCCGTTCAAGCCTTTGATGACCGCACCGATGACATTGATAACTCCGCCAGCAATCTCGCCGACTACTTTGAACGCTCCGCCTAAGACTGTGACCAGAACCGGCACGACATACTTTTGAATAAAGCCAATGAACTCTGAAAAAGTTTCTTTATTCTTGTCAATGGCGTCAGTGATTGGCTTAAAGAAATCAGCGAACTTTCCAAGTGCCGGAACGACTTGATTGACCACGAACTCAACAAGCTGCTGAATGATTGGCAGAAGCTTTGCACCGACTGATTCTTTGGCTTCATCAAAGGTCACTTTAAGAATCTGCAAGCGTCCGGCGAATGTATCCGCGTTAGCTGCTGCCGCGCCACCGAATAGATCTGAAAGCCTTTCCTGCGTCTCTTCGAATGACATCGCTTTAAGCTCTGCCGACGATAGTCCGATGCCTAGCTTGCCTAGAGCTGCGGTGTTGCCGTCGTAGGCCTTACCAAGTGCATTAGCTACTGAATCCAAGCCCTTGCCAGTAGCCTGAGAAATGTCTAGTGCAAGATTAAGAAGATCCTGAGCCTTTGTGACGTCGTTAGTCGAGAGCGATAATCTCTGCAACGCTGGACGCAATTTATCGTCTGCAACGCCAGTGGCTAAAGATGTCTTAAGAATCTGTTTCTCTACCGATGCAATCATTTCATTCGTTGCACCAGTGGCATTCTTTAACGCAGTGGCGAGGCGAATCTGGGCAGCTTCATCTTCAATGGCAGCTTTAACTCCATCGACTGCAAGCTTGATGGCATAGGCTCCAGCAGCAGCTCCGGCGGCTGCGAATGCCAGACCTGCCTTCTTGCTAAACTCGCCCATCTTTGACGAAGAGTTATCCACGTCTCCGTTAGCTTGAGCAAGTGATTTCTTGAGTTGATCTACATCAGCAAGAATCGAGAGCTTGAGTGTGCGCGATTGTCCGGCCATTTACCACTCCTTCAAGATTCGGTCGAAAGCATTTTCCCACTTTGCAATAAGGTCTGGCTGTATTTCGCGGAGTGTCGGATAAATAAAGTAGCCTTTAGAGTTTGACCATTTTGGGAATTGCTTAAACTTAATAGATCCAAACTCTGTACCGCCCCAGAGATCCTTGGTCGTTGCTCCGCCTGAGAACTTCTGACTTACGAAGCCGAAAGAAAGCTCGCCAATCTTGGAAGATTTAGACACACGGGAGCCACTGGCAATTCGATTGGCGGCCTCGCCTCGACTGGTCGCCTTTTGCTGAATCTTGCCTTGAGCAAACTCTGCAAGAGCTGACGATTCTCTTTTAGCTGCATCAGTAGCTGATGCGTCCATCGCCTTGAATGCCGAAGTGATGCGACGAAGGTCAGCCTTGTCATAGGCAATCTCAACCTTGTCGCTCATTCTTTTTCTCCAATATCTCGAAGGCCGTATAGATCTGCTCCGCCGTCGTCCATTCGCTCATCGGTATTCCCGTCGCTATTGCAAGCTCAACGAGTATGCGATTTACGCTTCCGGCGGCGTAACTTTTGGGAGAACGTCACCGACTGTCACGTCGGCCACTGTTTCACACCAGATTTCATAGCCCTTGATTGGCTTGCCACCAGCTTCACGCTTCATCGCATTCCACGCAAGGAAGAGAAGATCAGAGATTCCGATCTTCTCCTGCGCTTGCGAGATTGTGCTGCCTGTCTTTTGTTCCCACTTAGCCCACTCTGGCGGCTGAGCCGTGTAAGTGCCAA